CTGAATTGAATACATTTTTCTCTCCTTTTTTCTTATTGTTGTGAGTGTAACAGAATCAGAACTATGTTACTCTCATTTCAAAGCCGTATTTTCTTAATAACGCTTATCAGTATTGATTTATCTTGATTTCCTGTATTTATGACAGTTACATAAATCGAATGTTACACTCACATATATTTTTTTATTGTTTTTGATACATGCAAGAATGTTTATTTCTATCCCCATTTTTCGGTATGATTGATAGATTCTCTAACATCCTGTATGTCGGATGGTTCTAACATGATATACAACATTGTTTCTGCCGCACTTTCGTGCATCAGCAACTTCTGTGTTGTTAGCAGGTCGTGTGTTTCATCCCAGTACCATCGCCCATACGACTTACGCAAGCTATGACATGCCACAGGATACTTTATTCCAGCTTCATCCGCTAACTGTTTAATCACTCTCCAAGCCTGTTGTCTTGTTATCGGATAGCCTTTTAAGCCCTGCCTTGATTCAAAGATATATCCGTTAGGTTGGATTGCGTATCGTTCAATATACTCACTTACAATAGCGTATATGTCTTGATTCATTGTGAACTGTTGGACTTTACCTGTTTTCATTTCTTTGCACGTGTATTGACCGCCAGCAATATCTCTAGGTGTTAATTCAATAAGAGTTTCAATTCTATTTCCTGTGTTAACGCCAAGAATTAGAAGAATGTAATTGCGATACCAAACACGATACTTCCAACTCTCCGGATTATGCTTATCTCGATGATTTAAACAACAGCGTACCATTTCATCAAAATCACTCTTAATGAATGGCTTAACAATCTCTCTGCCGTGTTTATCATCAGTTTTGCGAAGGTATCCTTTGGTCCGTTGCAAACGTCTAAGCTGTCTCATCTACGTACTCAACTCCAAGTTGTTTTAACTCTTCTATATATCCGTTCATTTCAGAGTTAAATTCATCTAAAATCACATTGCGTACTTTTATAGATAAATTTCCATCAATTTCAAAATTAATGTAATTAATTCTTACGCAAGCATCATCTATTCCTTCTTCTTTTGAACGATTAAGAGTTGCAGTTTCTTTTTTTAAACTGTTTATTTTATCAAGTATCGTTTCTACTTTTTCTATATCAGTTGATTTCATCATTCTTCGCTCCAATCTATTTTCTTTTTCTTTTCATCTATCAATCGTTTCAACACATTTAGATCATATCCACTTTCAATGAATTTAATTGCAATCGGTTTATTGCATCCATTTCCAAGATATGTGTAAATATATTCAATTTCATCATCATTGAATTTAGTTCCTAATGCTTCATTAAAAGCAGATATATGTTTTTGTTGCCATTCAATATTACGCTTAGAAGTTCTATATGGTTCTGTTTTATAACATCTACTTACAGCTGATATAAATCTCCGTTTCAGTTCAATATCACTTTCTATTTTTTCTAAAGAAAACCAAAGCATATTTTTTTCATCAAGATATATTGCAAATCCGCCGTACACATAGTATTCGATACGACTACGTGGAAATGCTAACATTATTTTTATCAGAAAATATTTTATTGAATCATTCATTATTTTCACCACCTGAATCCATTATTGATAAATTCTTCTAGCATAACCCACGCTCTAATGAATGTTGCTATGATGCATGCACACAGAAACAATCCAACACAGCAGCAGAATACAATGAATACTATGATTGCTATTGTTCCGATTGCTAAATAAATGTATTCCATTATTAATCTTCTATTTCCTTTCTAAAAAAGTTTATTTTCCGGCAAATAATTCATCCACAGAACCTCTGTTCTTCTATTAGATGATTCTGCTAGAGTATCTTTTGTTTCTTTATGCCAATTTTTCAGGACCGAATTGTACATGTCGTTTTCATATCCTGAAATCATAATTTTTGCAGGATGATTTTTGATTTCTTTTAACAGTTGAACATGTTGCTCATCCGTCATTTCGTGATGATACATATTATCTTTTCTCGTGCTTAACAAATAAGGCGGATCTAAATAGATAAACACATCCGATGTATCATATCTTCTTATCAATTCCAGTGCGTCAAGGTGTTCTATCTGCACACCTTTTAAGCGTTCAAAGGCAGCTTGTAAAATATCCGGATACTCGTTCCAACTTTTCGCAGGGTTTGGAGATGTTCCACATTGGCCACTTCTAAAACCGTTTTTGTATCTGTTCCCCGCTCCAATCGACATATAACACTTGATTGCAAATCTTCTTGCCCTTTCGACGTTATCTATTCCAGCAGAATCGCTCCACGCATATTCATATTCATCTCTGCTATATGCTGTGAGATCGATTGCTTTAATCAATCTATCTGGATTATCACGCAGTGTTTTGAAAAAATTGAATACATCTCTATTCAAATCGTTTATTGTTTCGATATGCGCTTTTTGTTTCTTATTGAAGAAAATGGCTCCGCCACCAAAGAACGGTTCAAGATAAACATCATGAGGTGGAATGAAACTGCATACCCAATCGGCAATTCTGTTTTTCGCACCTGGATATTTGATTACAACGCTCATAACCCCAACTCCTTTAAGGTGTAACGTTTGCCTTCTTCCATACCTTTGTACATTGTTCCTTTCTCAAAGCACGGAAATGAAATAACTCCATTTTCCAAACTAATTTCTAAATATTCTCCTTTGCTTATTTCCAAATACTTTTTATAAACGTATTCCACTTCTTCCCTAAACGGCTTTATTACGGCAGATAAATAAGCCTTTTCTTTATCAGTTAAGATATCTGGAACATATTCTTCTTCTAGCCACCCAATCATTCCTTCCATTGCATCACATGCAAACACTCCACATGGATATATTTGTTGATGAATTGTTTTTCCTCTGATCTTTAATTCGTAGAATAGTATCTTGCCATCTTTTGTTTTTGTAGAAATATCCATTTGTCGCAAATTATATTTTTCTTTATTAAGCATTCTTTCTTCCTCTTGTTAATACTTTCTTTTTCCAAATTTCCGCCGCCGCAAATACTTCTTCAGGTGGTCGCTGATTATACTTCGCTCTAATCTGTACAATTTCCTTATTTTGAAATTCCATTGTGTACAATGGTCTATCTATTTCTTCCTGGTCTCGAATGAATAAAATTGTTGTTTTCCCTGATGCGTATTGATTAATGTATGTGCTAACACAGTGATGCAATTCAAATCCTTCATTTACTAGATCAGTAGCTTTTCTAGGCAAAATAAATGCAAGACCATTAATTCTCATTTCCATCCTTTTATGGAGTTCCAATTGTCTATCAAACTTTGTTTTCGTTTCTATATCTTTCTGTTTATTCTTTTCTATCTCCGCCTCTTTCTTAAGCGCCCTATCTAGTTCTACAGCTTCAGCATGTGCTTTCTTCAAATCCTTAGGGCATGCGATAGTTTCACTAATAGGAACGTTGCACTGTTTCAACAAATTCAAATAGTCAACATAGAATTGAAAATTTATTTGATTCTTGATTGCCCAGTTTTGAAATTTGATAATGCCAACACATTTTGGAATTTTATTGAATAATTTATATGGAATATATTCTTCTACTCCTTTGATATACTTGCCATTTTCTTGCTTTATTTTTTCTTCAAGAACAATAGTTTCAAATGATTTATTAGTGTTTTTAATCGAATGTTTATGCTTTCTAAGCCACTTCTCATTTATTATTCTCATATCGCATTTATACGGCTGATACATCAGTTCAAAGACCATCTTTTGAGCATTTATTTTCTGTAAGAATTCAATTTCTCTTCTGTACTTGTAAAAACGTCGTAACTGTTCAATATTGATTGGATAAATCCAGTTAATGTAACGAAGCTCTGATTTATTCTTTAGCTGTTCATCAACATGATTGTTATAGAAAACAACATTGTAGTAAGGTCCTGACATTGCAGTCTGTCTATTAAGTCCAAACATATAATCTTTTGTGTAAAATCTCCTACAGCATTCGATATGCTCATTATTTTCAAACAATTCAAAGTTAACCAATTCACATTCAATATGTTGTATTCCATGGTCATATTTGACATAAAATCCGTATGATTGAACTTCTATTCTCTTTAATGTACAGATGATAATTGCAAAGCATCTATATTCTCCATAAAAACTAATGCTAGTGTTGGCCCTCAATTTCTTATGTATGATTTCACATCCCTTACGATTTGCAGAAAGAGTCTCATTTTTATTTGAAAATACAATCATCGGAATTTGCGAATAACACCAGTCAAAAAACGATTTGGGTGCATGCAATCTTTTATCAACATAGAAATCTGCATTTCTCATATCTCGAATAGGCTGATTCTTTCGAAGTCAGACTTCTCCTTTGGCTTTGCCTTCTGGCTTACTTTAGCGGTGGTTTTAGGCTCTTTTTTCTTTTCTATGCGTTGTTTATCATTCGCGCCGCAAGAATGCTCTATATTGCATGATTTGACGTCTTGCAATTCGGATTTGAAATAATCAACAACCCATCCGAACACAATTTCATTTGAAACCATTGCACAGTCTCCATCACGATATTCAGATGATTTGTTGTGGCAATATCGATATGCATCAGCAATCGTTTTGCCTTCTTGACATATCTTCTCGAATAACTCATCGTCTTCCTGTTCGCAAAGCCAATTGTGAATAGAATCTATTGAACGTGAATGTTTCTGACTCATCTCTTCATTCATCTTTTCCAATGCTCTTTGTTTAATATCCAACATTTTAAATCCCTTCCTTTTGCATCTTCTGCAATCTCTCAATTAATTCCTTTGAAGCTGGTGTGCCTTCTGGTAATGTGCCTGCTTCTTGTTGTCGGATATATTCCGGCATTGAAATTTTTGTTGATGATTGTGAAGCATTAATCGTCTCTCGTTCAGAGCGTGCAATCCAAGAATTAATAAAGCGCATGATTCCATTCTTCGTCTTTCGCTTCGTCGGATTAACTTTCAACCATTGACTCATCTTCATAATCTGATCGCGTACATCCACGCCTGGATAAGCATCCACGAATTCGTTTAAATGATTTTCTGAAATGTGAAACCGAGAACCGTCTTTCAGAATTAAAGGCGGTAATCCTGTTACCTGTTCGGATGCGAACGAAGTTTGCTCCGGACAAGTATTATTTATATCTTCTTTACTTCTTATATTTCTTATTATTCTTATATTGTCCGCACTTCGTTGCGCACTTTGGTACGCAGTTTGATACGCACTTTGTTGCGCATTTAGTTCCGCAAGCGTTTCGCCTACATCTTGAAATTTGTCGTAGTTTAATATGTTTATGTGAGTATATTTGTTTGTAGATTTTAAGCTAATCATACCTTCACTTTCAAACACCTTTAACCACTTGCGAATTGTGTTGTCTGATTTAATTCCCGTGACCAACATCAAGTTATTTATTGATGTAACTAATTCACCTCTTTTAATCGGATTTCCTTTAAAATAACCATCGGTCCAATTTGCTAAAAGCAATATGTGCATCCATATCGTGAATGCGTAATAGCAATCGTGATACCGCCACTCCAATATCTGGCGGTCTATCTTAATAAAGCCCTGTTTCATATATGTCCTTTGCCACACTTACAATTAATTTGTATTTTCTGTGACATATCCTTTCTTTTAAAGCGGTCTAGTGCAACCAATGCGTAAGCGTTAGACCAGTTATCGCCTTTCTAATTTAATTTGGCATTGGTTGCGGCCAGTGATCGCGCTCCTGCAAGTGCACGCAATACTTCACGATAGCTTAGCTCCTTCTTTTCTAAAATTCGGTATATCTGAGAAGCAGTGCGTTCGACAATGGCATCTCTTGCAGATTGATTTTCATATTCTTCTAGTGTCAGTTGTTTCTTCATATTCTTTTTCTCCTATCAACAGTTTCAACTGTTCTAATTGTTTTTTCGTTTGATAAAACTTACATTGTAAGCATTCATTCTTAACTTCAAACACTCTGTATCCTGCCTTAATAGGTGGGCAGCATTGTGTTTCTTCATTCCATCTAGTGCATTGCTGACAATCAAAGCATTGTCTAATCATGATGATCACTCATATCTTTTATTTTTCTCTGAAATGCATCCAATTTTGATAACTCAAATTGCAATGCTTTTTCCGCTTGATCATCATTTAGAATTACACCGTCGCTATCAATGATTTCTTCTACAGGTTCACCCTTTAATCGGTGTAATTTATTAATAATTAACGAATCCATACATCAACCCCAATTAAGAATAAAAACACACTTCCGAAAATGCATGCATACAATGCAAATAGAATTATTTTCTCAAATGTGCTTACTATCGATTTCTTTTTTATTTTCATATTGAACTCTCAACTTTCTATTTGATATAATGAGAGTGACATTTAAAGCATGTCACTAACTAGCGCTCACTCTTTCGACGGATGGAGCGTTTTTAATTTGTTCTGGGTACATATTCATTAATTCTCTTAACGAATACCCCATTAGCTTTGCTATCGTCTTTGTTCTCACCTTATAAGAAAACAAATAATTAATGCCCAATTCTTTCTTATCGATTTCCTGTGCCGCATCAAACAATGTGTTCAGGTCTTTTCTTGTATATCCTGAAATTCTACCCACATCCGTTTTCTTAAGGTAAGGCATTCGAACAAGTTCGGCGTTGTTATGTATACGTATCTTGCAACTCCTTTGTTCATAATTTCTTCTTATCCACTTCTCGGTCTAACTTGTTTGCAACTTCTTTTAAGATTTCTTTTGCCGTGCCATAGTTTAATCCAAGCTTTTTAAATTTCTTAAGAATTGCTTCAACAATAGAATCGTATTGAAAGCGACTAATTTCGATGTTTGGATAAATCATTTTAAATAGCTTATCTTCATGTTCATCAGCTATGTGTTTTGATTCTTGATAAGACTTAATGATTTTTAGAATATTCATTCTCTAATCTCCTGTGCTGCTTAGCAACTCTTCCATTTGCACTCCAAAGTAACTTGCTATCTTATATAGCTTTGCAACTTTTGGATAGCTCTTCTTTTTCTTCCAGTCGCTGAATGTACTTCCTGGAATTCCAGTTTCAATGCAAATTGTGCTGACTGATACATTTTTTTGTTTCAAAAAATCTTCAAATTTTTCATAACTTGGCTGCATTTCTTCACTCCTTTCTAGAAAAATTTATATATTTCATTGTGTAATTAGGAAATCCTATATATAATTAACTTGCGAAGAAAATATATATAAAATAGGTGTTTTTAATTTAGATTTCCTAATTACATTATAACTATATATTAGGATTTCTAAATTGTCAACGCATATTTTTAGGTTTTCTAAATTTTCGAAAGGAGACCGCAAAATGTACGAAAGATATTTAGAATTATTAAACTCAACAGGTGTTAAAAGTTCAGATGTAGCAAAAGCAACAGGGATTCCACCATCAACATTCAGCGATTGGAAAAGAGGAAAATCTTCTCCTAAATACGAAAAGTTACAGAAGATAGCTAATTATTTTGGCGTAAAAGCCGATTGGCTTCAGGGAACATCAGAATATAAAACAGATGATGAGTTATACTCAAAACTCACAGAAGATAATATATTTGTACCAACAATAGAAGATGTACAAGTAAACTATTCTGCTTCTTCTATGTCTAAATTTGGTGCGAACTGGAAAGATAAAATTAAAAAAGGCTCTCTCATTCCTATTCTTGGAACAAGTAGAGCAGGCATTCCTAATTTAGCAATTGAAGAAGTTAACTATGACGATCCAGACGAATGGGAAGAAATAGATCCTAAATTAGCAAAAGCAGGAACATACTTAGCATTACGCATCAAAGGTGATTCTATGCAGCCAGATTTAAATGAAAATGATATCGTTATCGTCAAAAGCCAATCTGACGCAAATAATGGTGATATCGTGATTGCAAAAGTCAATGGAGATGAAGCTTGCTGTAAGAAATTATTTAAAAATAATGATGGCATTATTCTTCATTCATTAAACCCATCATATCCACCAATGTTTTTCAGCCAATCCGACATCCAGGATAAACCTGTTACAATCATAGGAAAAGTTATAGAACTTAGAAGAAAGTTCTAGGAGAATATATTATGTCAATCAAAAAAATATTACTTTGGATTTTATTTATTATCCTTTCATCATTTACAGCATTATTACTTCTTGGTGCAACAATTCAGATTTCCAAGGGTTTCAATAGTTCTTATATTATTCCACTTTTACTTACGGCATTTCTGTTGTTTATTGATATAAAGTTATGGGAAAAATTACGTGTTGGTAAATTGCTAACAACTAAAAATCCAGAAATAATTCAACAGAAAGCAACAAGTATCAACAATGAACCTGTAACAGTTGAAAACAAACAGCAGATCCAGCAGACCAATAAGGAAACAGCAAATAACATAGATAATTATGAATACTTCAGTTGCCCTGTTTTCGGAACAAACTATAAAGAAAAAGATATCAAATCATTAATAAAGAATTTAGAACAGGCTGATGAATTCCAAAAAACAGATGAATGGTCATATAGTGCAAAAAAGGCAGATGAAGAATTTATCACTGATAGAATTTGGAAATATGAGCCTTTAACTATTAATGCAGCGCTTGAGCCAGAGCCGGACAACGCGTACGATCATAACGCAATTAAAGTTCTGGCAGAGAATTCGGATGGTGAGTATATATGTATAGGTTACATTCCAAAAACAGAGAATAAAGGTTTGTTAAAGATTATCCATAACATTGATTGGGTAAAAGTTGAGATAAAAGGCGGAAAATATAAAGAACTTAACGAGAACGATAATGGAAATCCAGTTTGGGAGCAAGGCTCGACAAATTATAATTTTGAAATTATGCTACGGTACAAAAAATGACTTGTATTTAAACTAGAAAGTAGGTTTATATGTCAGTCGCAAAAGATAAGTCTACAGGGCTTTGGTATTACGTTTTTAAAGTAAAAAACCCAATTACGAATAAAGTATCATGGAAAAAGAAGCGTGGCTTTGCAACGAAGCGCGACGCATTACATGCTGAAGCGGATGCACAGCGATTAACACAAGATACATCCGGTGAGTTAACTTTTAGAGAAATGTCAGAGCAATATATGAGTAGCATCGAATCATCCGATACGATGCGCCAGATTAAAAGAACTCACTTTGTTCAGAGATTTTCTGAATTCTATGAACAACCAATTAAAAAGATAACTCCATTGCAATTAGATGCATGGAGAGCAGATCTATCAAAAAATAATAATTATGCATTCAGAACTAAAAATACAACTGTCCAATATGTCAGAGCTGTATTTAACTATGCTAATAAATTTTATGGACTGCCTACAGTCGATCATGTGCTTAAGCCACTAAAACGTCCTAGAGAAATCCAGGATGAGCAACAGGTTTGGACTATTGAGGAATTCAATACATTTTTAAAATACGTAGATATAGAAATATATAAAAAGTTCTTCATTTTCTTATATTGGACAGGATGCAGGCGTGGTGAAGCCATGGCTTTGCACCACGACGATATAAACATTTCAGAATGCACCGCAAATATCGTTAAATCAATCAAACATTTTTCAAATGGAGAATTACCCACAAAAACAGGGAAGCCCCGTAAAATCAATTTAACGGGCATTGTGATGGATGCAATTAAACCGTTACTAGAAACTGAAGGCGTGTACTTATTCGGTTCTGAACACTCGCTATCCATTTCAGGAATCCAACGCGAATTTGATAGAGCAAAGAAAAAAGCAACTACAATCAATCAGAAAGTAACGATACACTGTCTTCGTCATAGCTTCGCTACTAATGCGATAAGTAATGGATGTAACATCATCGCAGTATCTAAGCACCTTGGTCACAGCAAGATTGATATCACTCTTAATACGTATTCACATTTGCTAGAACAAACAGATGCAGAAATGCTTAATATTATCGAAAAACTGTCTAAAAGTTGACCAAAAGTTGACCGGAGCATAAGAAAAACCGCTATTTAAGCGGTTTATTTGGTTATGGAGCGAGTGATGAGAATCAATTATATCCGTTCATCTGTTTTTGTACGTTTATAATATCTCCATTTTAAGCCGTTTT